CACCATAAAGGATTTTTAATACCTATATTTCATACCGAAGTAGAAGAACAACTATTTGAAGATAAAGTATTTCTACTAATAAAAAATGCAAAAAAAATATATGTAAAAGACAAAAAGGAATTTTTACATTATTTTCCATTAAAGCAGGCGTATGACATCACACTCCACAATCCTACGTATATACAATTTACGCCCGCCCACGAATTTCTATACCAAAAATACCCAACCAAACACGACATAAACACACTTGTGCCAATAGTTAAACACTATGAATATTGCGAAGCACTATTTGAAGAATTAGAATACTTAATAGGACAGCCCATAAATGAATTTTACAACCACAAAGCAACGTGGGTATTCTACGGCATAGAACAATCCGGTTTATTTGTGGATAATATCGCTTATAACCAATTATTTAATCAAGACATACAAACCGATTTAGTTTATACTCAATACAATTTTAAAACATTAACAACGCGTCCTTCCAATACATTTAATGGCATTAACTACGCTGCGCTTAACAAGGAAAACGGATGTAGAAAAGCATTTATTCCCCGCAACACAGAGCTTGTTGAATTTGACATTTCCGCTTACCACCCCACTTTAGCTAGTAGGCTTATTAATCACGATTCGATTGATTTTTCTAATTTTTACGCTTCAATTGGGCAACAAATGGGCATTAGCGAGGCGCAAGCAAAAGAAGCTACGTTTCGACAATTATACGGCGGAGTACAAAAGGAATACGAAAGTATTGAATTTTTTAGAAAAGTCAAACAATATATGTACGATAAATGGGAAGAATTTAATGATACAGGACAAATTATTGTGCCAATTTCGAGTTATTGTTTTAAAAAGGATAAATTAGAGAACATAAATCCACAAAAGTTATTTAATTATGTGCTACAAAATTTGGAGACTGCAAATAACATTCATATATTATGGCAAATATTTAAACTCTTAAAAGGAAAAAATACAAAATTAGTTATGTACACCTACGATGCATTTTTGTTTGATTGGAATAGTAATGAAAAGGATATCCTTAATCAAATAAAGCATGTTTTTAATTTGAACAATTTGCGTTTTAAGGTAAAAAATGGAAAAAATTATGATTTTTAATATACCTTACGATATGTATAGTGCGGATGACTCTGTAAACTATACTGACTTGAATAATAAATTGTTTTGTACTTTTACTACTCCCGATCAATTAAAGGATTTGGTAAAATCTATATCGCATATGTACTCTATAATGTACAATAAGATATTTATATTAGAGATAAAGGACAGCAACGAGTATGTTTTAACGTATAATACTGAACAAGGCAATGTAAGTCATATGCCTGCCAATACGATATTAGTACACAGGAAAAAAGATTCGAATACATTATATACAATCAATGCTCTAAATGAGCTGATTAAGAGTTTAAATGGGGGAGTTGTTGATACCAATTACAGAATAAATTGGCAACACTATAAAAATACAATTTTGCTAACCCAACAAAATGAATTAAAACAATTGAAGACAAAAATTTACGAAATTGTTGAACTATAATTTGGCAAATTCCAAATTAGTTATTATATTCAATTATTAACCAATTAAATTAAAAATGTTATGGATTTAAACGCAATCAAATCGCGTCTCAACGAGATGCAAAAAACTAGTAATAAACAAACTAGTGAAGAGCGTAAAGCCGTATTTTGGAAACCTACTATAGGTAAACAAACAATACGTGTTGTACCCTCTAAGTATAACCCTGCAATGCCGTTTAGTGAGATTTTCTTTCACTACGACATTGGTAAACCTGTTATGGTATCGCCAATTAACTGGGGCGAAAAGGATCCCATTGTAGAGTTTGCGGCTCAATTAAGGAAGACTAGCGACAAGGAAAATTGGCGTTTAGCTAAAAAAATTGAACCGAAAGCTCGTTACTTTGCTCCTGTAATTGTTAGAGGTGAAGAGGATAAAGGAGTTCGTTTGTGGCAATTTGGTAAGGAAACTTATGAAGCGTTCTTGCAACTTGCTATTGACGAAGAAGTAGGTGACTATACCGACATTAATGAAGGTCGCGATATTAAATTAGTGACTGTAGGTCCTGAATCTACTGGAACTAAGTATAATCGTACTACACTTAGTCCTTCAATGAAAAATGGTCAACTAGGATCAGGTGATCAAGTAAAAACTTGGTTAGAAACCCAACCTAATCCAAAAGATATGTTTAAGCCTTATTCGTTTGATGAGATGAAAACTGCGCTTCAAAATTGGTTGAATCCAAGTGAAGACGAGATCATTGATGAAGAAAAGGTAATTGAAGAAGCTCCTAAAACTAACTATTCACTAAACACGTCTATTAATAATGTCAAACAATCTAAATTAGATAAATTTAATGATATTTTTGACGAAGATGGTGACAATGACTTGCCCTTTTAATTATGGCTAGAAAGCGCGATGAATCTTTAGCAGAAGCAGTATCTGCTGAGCTAAAAACAAATTTTAATCTTGATAAATTCAAGAGTAAAAAAGGTTTAACAGGTAATGTTAAGTTCAAACCCCAAAAGTGGGTTCCGCTTTCTCCTGCGTTCCAAGAAGTAACCTCTGTACCCGGTATCCCTACCGGACATATTGTGTTACTTCGTGGGCATAGCGATACAGGTAAAACCACAGCATTAATTGAAGCTGCTGTTAATGCCCAAAAGGCAGGAATATTACCTATATTTATTACTACCGAGATGAAATGGTCTTGGGAACATGTCCAACAAATGGGACTTGAGGTTAATCAAATTATAGATAAAGAAACAGGTGAAATTACAGACTATAATGGGTTTTTTATTTATGCCGATAGAGAAACAATACATACTATTGAGGATGTAGCTATTTTTATTTTAGATTTACTAGACGAGCAGAAGAAAGGCAATTTACCTTACGATTTAATGTTTTTGTGGGATTCTATTGGTTCTGTACCTTGTGAATTATCAGTTCGTTCTAATAAAAATAATAACGAATGGAATGCAGGTGCTATGTCAACTCAATTTGGCAATAATGTAAATCAACGTATTACATTGTCTCGTAAAGAAAGTTACCCATATACTAATACTTTAGTGTGTATTAATAAGGTTTGGACAGCTAAAGCCGAAACCCCAATGAGTCAACCTAAACTTATGAATAAAGGTGGATTTGCAATGTGGTTTGATGCAACGTTTGTTATTACATTTGGTAATGTATCTAACGCTGGAACTAGCAAAATTAAGGCTATTAAGAATGGTAAGCAAGTTGAATTTGCTAAACGTACTAAAATTCAAATTGATAAAAACCACATTAATGGTCTTACTACAAGAGGTAATATAATTATGACCCCTCACGGATTTATTAACGATAGTGAGAAAGAAATTAAGTCATATAAAGATTCACATGCCAAAGAATGGAGTGCTATACTTGGTGGACTAGACTTTGATATCATTGAAGAAAATGATACATTTGTAGATACCACTGAGTATATAAACGAGCCGGATTAATATGGAAAAAAAAGATTTATTACAACTCCTCGACAATGTAGTTGAAGGAGGTGAGACAGAATCCTTAAATAAGCACGATAGAGTGCTTTTAATTGATGGACTAAATCTATTTTTTAGAAACTTTGCCATGTTAAAGTTCATCAATGAAGAAGGTGTGCACGTAGGAGGTTTAGGTGGTTTTTTACGTTCATTAGGCTCACTAATAAATCATATTAATCCAACTTCGGTTTATGTGATATTCGATGGAGTAGGTTCTACAGTTAATCGTAGAAACCTACTCCCCGAATATAAAGAAAATCGCAATACAACTCGTATTACTAATTGGGAAGTATTTGATAATTTAGAAGAAGAAAACCAAGCTAAAGTAGACCAAATCACCCGTTTAATACATTATATACAGTGTTTACCTGTTAAAACTATATCGCTTAATAAATTAGAAGCAGACGATATTATAGCACATTTATCTTTTAAATTATCTATAGATTATAATTCTAAAGTATTTATAGTTTCTAATGATAAAGATTTTTTACAATTAACAAATGAAAATATAGCAGTATATAGGCCTATTGAACGTGAAGTTTTTTCACCTAAAGCTATATTAGAAAAATACGGGGTATTAGCATCTAATTTTATTTTATATAAAGTATTATTAGGTGATTCTTCAGATAAAGTAGAAGGTATAAAAGGTTTAGGCGATAAAAAATTACTTAAATATTTTCCTGAACTAGCTCAACGTCCTCTTACTTTAGACGATATTTTTGATATATGCAAACCTAAAATAAAGGAACATATTATATATTCTAGGGTATTATTTGAAGAAAATAATTTAAGACGCAATTATAAGGTTATGGATTTGCATAATCCTATGATTGATGACAATGAAAAACAAATTTTAGAAGAACTAGTTGAAAAAAGTATACCTAAACTTGAATCCCAGCTTTTTCTTAAGTACTATCACGAAGATGGATTGCGGAACTTAGTTAATAAAAATATTGAGTATTGGCTTCAATCTACATTCAAACATTTAACCAGTTATAATTAATAGTTATATGACATTAAAATCAATCGAAGAATACGGACCGGGTTTTCAAATAAAAGTATTAGCAGCATTATTAAATCATAAAAGTTTTTTAACAAATATATATGATATTATAACTGAAGATTATTTTACAAATCAAGCCCATAAATGGATTATTAAAGAAGTATTAAAATATTATGAAAAATATCATACTACTCCATCGTTAGAAGTACTTAAAATAGAACTTAAAAAAGTACAGAACGAAGTATTACAAATTTCTATTAAAGAACAACTTAGAGAAGCATACAAAGAATCAGATGATTTAGCATATGTTGAAGAAGAATTTTCATCATTTTGTAAAAATCAAATGCTTAAAAAAGCATTACTTCAGTCTGTAGAATTATTACAAGCAGGTGATTATGACTCTATTAAGTTTATGGTTGAAGCTGCTTTAAAAGCAGGACAAGATAAAAATATAGGACACGAATATAATAAGGATTTAGAATCTCGTTTTCG